ATATAAACCTGGGTGCTCAACAACCCAGCGATGATTCTGCGTACACCATAACCCACTTGCATACTTTTTATCGTGACCTTTACTTGCCTTTATTAGCCCAACGGGCATATTACTAAAAATATTCACTCCTTGTAGTTCGGTCCACTTGTAAGTCTTTGTTAATATATCATATCCAAGAACCGTTTCACCAACTTGCAGCATATTATAACACTTCCACCCGCCCTTGGTGAGTATTTCCGCCGATAGTGGCACGCAGCACGACAGCCGCCCAGAACTAATAGTCTTGTAGGAGGGCCGCACACGGCTGTCGGGCGCAATATAGCGATCCAGGCCATCGATATAGGTGGACAACAGCTTGGATACCCTGTGGTATTCCATCACGATCTTGAGCCGTTCATCGTGGTTGGCGCAGGCTTCCATCGTCTCCACGTCGGCATTATCCACACGAAATCCCAGCTTGTCATTAAGGAACCGGGTTGTCTTGGCTGGGGAGTTGAAGGTGTCCTCGGAGGAGTCCACACCAAACAGGAAGCCATCTGCCTTGCGTAGTTCATCCTGGAATACAAGATCGAGCTTACCGAGTAGTTCGTACTTTCTGGCGTTTAGCTCGTTTCCAATATGAACCATTTGTGCTTTGTCGCAGTAGACGCCCTCGCTCTCCATCTCTACCAGCACAGGTATGAACTTGCACTCCAAAGAGAACACTCGACCAAGGTCCTCGGCGATCAGCTTTGGTCGCAGTACGTTCCACAGATCAAGCGTATTGACAGCGTCGGCCTCGGCGTATTCGGCGAATATCTTTGACTTTGGCCCGGCCTTATCCGCTTCCTTGAACTCCATTGCGTTCCTACCAAGATGGCGATCCAAACAGCCGCCTGGGCCTTTCAAGGAATGTTTGGTGCGCTCATCCAGCAGGTAGTCAGCACAGTAGGTATCGACCAGGTCGATGCTCATTACCCACTGGTTTACCTTCTCTCCATACACTTTCAGAAGCACCTTCAAGTCGAACGCCAGATTATGACCAATCAACGTCTTGGTGGATAATAGCCGTCGCCACATATCCTCAAGAATAGCGTCCTTGTCTGGATTATCCAGCAGATTGACATAACAGGAGTTATGGCCGTCGGCAAAGGACGCGCCCCATATATCCAGGGTGTACCAGTCCAGGCCGTTGGTCTCTGTGTCGAAACCAACCCTTGCCCAATTCACGTCAACTGCCCAAGTCTGCCATTCCTGTAGCGTTCGCAACCACATGCTAATTCTCCCAGGTAGTCGGCGAAGTCTGCTTGAGTCCAAGAGCGATCGCGCCTTGCTCACAGTAGTACGGATCGATCTCAATAGACGTGGATGATACCCCAAGCTCAACACAGGCTTTCGCCATCGAGAACGTGCCACCAAACATATCAACCGCTGTTTCCCCTGGCTTGCAGGACATCGCAACGACCCGCTTCATCAGGGCAATAGGATGCTGGGTAGGATGATAGGAGCATCGCTCCTTGAACGTGCCACATATCCTTGGGAACTCAAGCACGTCGTCGGGCACGCGCCCTCGTGGGTCGGCCCGCTTATCGCCAAGCCGCTGCCGCTCCGACTCAACCCGAATGGCATCTACGTTCCATACAACATCTGGCTTAGAAAGGCGCAGTATGGGGCGATACCCACGCCCACAGTCGTGGTTGCAGTGCTGCCCGAAAGTGTACCTCCAGATGAAGAGCCGATCTTCCAATCCAAGCTCCGAGTATGCGTAGCTCTGGAGCATATATAGCGACTGGGGACGATGCGAAATCCACACGATATCCGAGTTGGCATGGATGGCATCCAAAGTCCACTTCATCAGTTGTTGGTCGTAGTGGTCGTAACGATCCTCACATACCCCGTACTTCTTGCCTATTCCATCAGGAGGGTCGAGCCATACCATGCGAGGAGTGGGCAAAGTATGGAGCACCTCTTCACAGTAACCACAGATGATCTTTGTCTTCATAGGTTTACCTCAAAACTGGTAGATGTCACCATAGGGCGTCTGGACTCTATCGCCACTGAAAACGATCTTCTGTGGCTTTAAGATCAAAGCTTTGTTGGTATAAAGTCGTGGAGTAGTTTCAAACGGAAGAACCATCTCTGGAACTTTGTCATTCGCCTTATCGTTAGTGTCAAATAAGGCCAACCCAAACAACCAACTGCAATTCCGAGAATTACCGAACTGTCCAAACTCTGCTCGTTTGCTAAGCTTGAAACTGCCACCAACCTTAGAAAACTCAAGATGTTCATTGCATGGTGTTCGATGATAACGTTTACCAGGAAGCTCTCTGATTATGTCGTTCCCTGCTGGCTTGGTCTCAACCATTAACAAACCAAGCCAAAGCATTTTTGGAATAGCCATCTCCCCTCGCTTATGTGGAATGTCAGCGTCAATCGTGTCAACGCCGAGCACTACTTGGTCGTCGTCACTAAGCAGCCGCTGAAGTTGCTGCTGACGATCTGTTAGCACTATATGTTCTCCAAGCCAGAGAGAGTCTTTGTGCTCTTTGGAATACTTGGCTGCACTTCGGCTGCACAACGACCAGACTAATTTATCAAAATTGTAATATTTCGATAGGTCGTCCGGGCTGACTGTAAGCAAATCGAGCAAAATGTCTTGCACAATATCATCGATCAGCGATCGCATCCGTCGCGAGCCACTAACATAAGACGCACTTCTGACCAACTGATTTATGTAATTACACGAAGAAAGCTCCGCTACAATGGCGTTGCGTTCGTCACCAACTTCCGTTGATTTCAGTCGTTCCAGCCAATCCATATCAACCTCCAAAACAATCAGTCAGTTCAATCTATATCTCCAATATACCAAGCCCCAAAGAGCCTGTCAACAAAAATCTACGAATTTAGTGAAAATATTTGTATTCAGATGTTTGTTGTCATGTTTACGTTAACTAAAATTCAAACACGTGCTGGTTATGCGTTGCTTGCGTTGTACTTCTATTATTTTTTATAACTACTGACAACTACTGAGGTTATATCAATTTTTGATGAAAGTTCATGCTATAGCATTTTGTACTTATAAGGAGGGGGCTGGGGGCAGCGAGCAGGATGCGAGCGGGGGGCAAGCTGTGTGGAGCGCAGCGTAACACAGCGGTGAACGTAGTGATACTAACAGGTAAAGCTACCAGGTAAGGTAGTACATGGATGTACTAACAGGTGTGAAGCATAGGTTGGTATACTGTATACCGCTGGCGCGGCTATAAGAGTAAGAGATTAAGCACCTACGGTGCAGAACTGCTTCGCTGCGCTGCGCAGTTCTTATAGGGAACCAAATGACAAATTTAGTGCTTTGTGGGATCAACGGTTCAAAACGTACCAGCGAAAGCGGTGGCCGCACCCACGATTCGCACTGACGCTTGGCGGGCTGTCTGGTAGTACACGGGCAGCCCCGCCTTGCGATACTGAGGGGCAACTATGGGCGATAGTGAAAAAGCAAGAGCACGGTGGATTGAGCGTGGTTGTCCACGGATCAACCCTATCACTGTGAAGGACTATCTGCCTGAGTATGCTGATATTGTCTCTAAGCTGCTTGCCTCCGGCCAGACGATACGAGACTGCCAGCGGATCATAGGAGTTAGCGCACACACCTGGGCACGCTGGAAGAAAGAGCATGATGAGTTCCGCGCTGCTGTGCTGCACGCCAAGGAGGAGCTTAGGAGCAAACTGGTTCGATCTGGCTTCGAGCGGGCAATGGGTTACTACTACACGGAGGAGGAGCTTTCTGGTAAGGGCATGGTGGACGCCGACGGCAATCCACAGCCGATTCCTGGTAGTGAAGTGAAGCTGAACAAGAAGAAGAAGCACATGCCTGGGGAACCAAGGCTGCTTATGTTCCTGCTTGGCGGGCTGGAGCATCAACTGGGAGAAGAGAAGTGGCCGCTACGCAAGGTCATGGAAGAAGCGAGAGAGAACGGCGGGGGACGAATTGACGTGAACGCAATTACGAAACAGATCGACCGGCTGGTAGGTTCTCGCGGTGTTGCTGAGAAGACTCCTCCGGTAATTGAAGCTGAGTTTGAGACAAAGGAATCCTGATGAATAAAGTGTTGTTCGCTGTTGGCTGTGTGCTGCTCTTCGTTGCTGGTTGTACTGTCTTGACCACTACAGACCCCAATACGGGCCTTAGCACGACTACCTACGGTGTTGATCCAAACAATGCCATTCTTGCCACAACTGAGACGATTGCCGAGGTTGGCGTAGCTGTTGGTGGTGCAGTTGCTCCGTTCCTGGGCGGCGTGGCCGCACTGATCGTTTCGGCCCTGGGAGGTGCGCTTGCAGCCTGGAAGAAGATCAAGCCCCGACTGACTACCGCCAAGACCGCAGCACAGACCGCTATCGCCACTACTACGACGCTTGTTACTGCCATCGAGGAGTTCAAGGCTGTCAGCCCGGATGCCTGGGCCGCGCTGAAGGACAAGATCAAGGCTGAGCTTGCCAAGAAGGGCGTGAACTCCGATACGATTGTGAAGGTCATAGACAGTATCCGTGAGGCCCTGTAGCTGTGAGAGCGTGCGAGTTCAAGAAGATTGCCGGTACGCCCGAGAGTCTTTACGACGCGGTTCCAAAGACTTTCGAGCGTAACCTGATTTTCAGGAAGGACCTGCATATGTACTTGATGCAGGACACCGCCGCTCGCACGGACTTCCTTGCCCTTGCGTTCTTGGACCCACGGATATTCTTTGACACCTGCTTATGGTGTCCTGGCACAGAAATGTGGGCCAAGTCGCGTAATATGCCGTTCATCCTGCACGAGAAGCAGGAGGCGGCTGTAATGACCATCAAGAACGCCATCGATCATGGTGGCGACGTTGCAGTGAACAAGTCCAGGAAGCAGGGCGCAACGTTTCTGATTTGTGGGACTGGCTTGATCTACTGGTTGTTGGTCCAGGGATTCCAATTTCTGTTGGGCAGCAGGGTTGAGAAGCTCGTTGATACATCGAGTGAGATTATCAACGGCATCGTCGCGGGGCAGGAGAAAAGCCTGTTCTACAAAATCCTGTATATGCTCAACACCATACCGGATTATTTGAAGCCGCAGTTCCGCAAGAGCCACCTATTCTTGCAGAACATGGACAATGGTTCGAGTATGGCTGGCGAGGCCACCGACATTGGCTTTGGACTTGGCTCCCGCGCCCCGTTTATCATGGTTGACGAGTTCGCTGCTATTGAGCCAAAGCTTGCTGATACAATTATCCGAAACCTGTCTGATGTTGGGGCGTGTTGCGTATTCAACTCTACGCAAGGCTATTGGGCCGGGGCACACCCCTACGACTATCTAATAAGCAGTGGTAGGGCTACTGTAGTAAACCTGTGGTATTGGGATAACCCAATGCAGAACGAGGGTTTGTACAATACCCCGGCCGAAGGCAAGATCGTTATCACGGACCTTGATTACTACAAGAGGACCTACCCTGGTAAGTTCGACCATGTTGAGGTAGGAGTTCCGTTTGATGTACAGACCGTAGCCGGGACCTATCCTTTTGTGGCTGACGGCGGTGTGAGCGTGTACGGCGCGCCACGGGGCGTTTGGATTGATGAGGATTTCAAGCGACCTGGTCGCACCCTACGTGGTATTGCGCAAAACATGTTGGGCTTGGCAGCAGGTGCGAGGGACTCCTTCTTTGATCTATCGTTGGTAGACACTCTAAAAGAGCAGGCTATTGAACCCGACGTCCGTGGTGATATTCATTACGACGTAGTCGAAGGCGAAATACAAGACGTAACGTTTACTCCAGGCGGAACGAATAGCCTTCTGTCTTGGTGGGGCAACTTGGGCCCTAATCGTCGTCCGAACCAGCGACATCGCTACGTAGTTGGGTGTGATATTTCGAGAGGGACTGGATCGAGCAACTCGGTTGCTGCGATCTTGGACGTTAACCAGAGAGAGATTGCAGGGCTGTTGGTTACGGCGCATCATCGAATCGAACAGTTTGCCGAACTGGTTGTCGCTTTGTGTGAGTGGGTTGGCGGCACAGAGCCTCCGCTGCTGATCTGGGAGAAGAATGGAGCCAGCGAGTTTCGAGCCAGGATAGACGAGCTTGGTTACTATAGCAGGTGGAAGAAACCAGGCAAGTTCGGTGATGAAGCGGAAGGATGGCTAAGCACTTCTGGGCCTAATGGTACAAAAATGCGTATGTTGAATCAACTCGATTCCGCGCTCCACGAAGGTCTCAAAACCAACAGCCAGTTCGATACTGTAAAGCTGCGAGACATAAACACGATCAATGAGTTGAGCATGTACGTGTTCTTTGAGGGACGAATTGACGTTGGGCTGATTTCAACGCAGATGGATACCAGCGGAGCAAAAGCGGCACACGGCGATAGAGTGATTGCTGTTGGGCTTGCGGTGCTTGCCGCCGCTGGAGAAACGCCAGGACAATATCGAGAACCTACGACTCCTATAGCATCGAACACGTTTGCGGCCCGAATGGAAGCGGTACGTTTGGCTGAGCAGGCCAACGCAAGAGAAAAGAGAATTTGGGTGTTTTAATGGCTCACGCTATCGACGAAAAGGATGTGTCAAAGTGCTATGCGGCCAGGCTTCAAACCCTGTGCTCTGCATGGACCGCGCGCTGGGAACCAGCCTTGACGCACTCGCAGCGGCTAATGGCCCTGTGGGCTGCTGGGTACTTCTCTGCTGGTAGTGGCCGGTGGCATATCATCAACCTGATGGACCGTGGAGTGAGTACCATTGCTTCGTATCTGTGCGAAGGCAACCCAAAGCTGATGGTCGAGGCTTTGACACCCAAACTTGTCAATTATGCAAAGAACGTAGAGCTTATCCTGAACTTTGCAATCGAACAGCACAACTTTGCTGAGGAGGTCTTGATTCCTGGAGCAACAGCGTCAATCTTTGGCGACGCAATCGCCAGGACGTTCTATGAGTACGACCGATGTGTTTCCGTTGACGACAAAACTATCAAGATTGGCACGCCGCGAACCGTTATCATCGAGCCGTGCGATTACGTGGGGGACCCGTCCGCGAAGTGCAGGCGGGACTTTGCGTTCGAAGGCGACGTCTACCGGCTGCCTACTGCCTATGCCAGGGATTTGTTCGCTGGCAAAGACAAGCACGGGAACCAAATAGCAGACTTCATTGAGAGCGACTGCAAGCTGGCAACCAAATTCTCTGCTGAGGAAGCCGTCCGCTCTGGGTATGATTTCAACAAACTGGCTTTGGAGGAGTACTCGACCTTCATCGATATCTACAATCGTCGCGAGGGCTGTATTGACACGATCCAGCCTATGGGCCACAAGGCCATGATCTTCCGCACGGTTGAGTGGAAAGGCCCCGAGGGTGGTCCTTACGACGTATTGGGCTATCGATACATTCCTGGAATCCCAATCAGCCACCCCGTAGCTTGGGCTTGGTATGATCTTGACGTTACGATGAACGAGGTAGCCCAGGCCGCGAGGGATCAAGCTGAAAGCCAGAAGACAGTAATAGGCGCGGAGCCTTCCGCCAAAGATGCTGCTGAGATGCTCCAGAAGGCCAAGAACATGGACATCTTCTTGGCAAAGAACATCGACCGCGTTAGACAATACTCGTTTGGTGGTGTGGACCAGCACAACTATGAGTGGCTGGCTTGGGCCGAGCGGGAGTTTCAGGCCAGCGGCGCGGGCGGGAATCCCGCTCTTGGTGGACGAGGACCGTCGGCGGATACGCTGGGGCAGGAGCAGATGGTTTACTCTGGTGCGTCCAGGGTTGTCGATGGTTTCTATAATCGCTACCATAACTGGATGACCTCGATTATTCGCAAGTGGTCTTGGGCCTTGATGGAGAACCCAAGCACCTACTTCGAGGTTCTCAAGACGGTAAAGATTCCTGGACTTGGCGACTGGTCGTATCCTGTGTACTTTTCACAGGCCGATAAGGTTGGAGAGTTCCGAGACCTGATGCTGAAGGTTGTACCTTATTCCACCCAGCGCAGAACGCCTGAGCGGAGTTACCAGCGGCTATTCCAGTTCCTTACCCAGTGGATTCTTCCAACCATGCAGTTGCGAAAAGGCCAGGGCGTTGATATTGACATGGAGATGGCCGATAGGAAGCTGGCAGATTACGGCGCGGTTGATTCCCTTCCTATGTGGTATCGGGGCATCAAACCCCAGCAGGAACCGAACGCCGATTTTGTGATGCAAACGCCCGAGTCGTCCCAGGGCGATGATCGGCTTGGAGCATCAATGCCGTCGAGAGAATCGAACCAAGAGCAACAGCAGGCGCGAGCGGGCTATGGTGGCGAGAACCAGCCTCCCGCCGAAGGAGAGCCAACATGAAGACGCGGATCGCTGAGGTTGCAGCCGTAGTTCTTGGCCTTGGAGTGCTGCTTAGCCCGTTTGTTATCTTGGGTGGTTTGTTGGTGGTACATGAGAATCCGAAGGCTACTGACCTTCCCAGCGTTATCGCATCGGTGAGAGGCGCAGTTGTCTGTATTACTAAGGATGATCGATATTCTGCTTCTGGTTGTATTGTGTCCCCTGACGGTATTGTGTTCACAGCAAGACACCTTACGGACGGCGTTGAGGGGCAATATCGAGTTCATCTGGACGATGGCCGCGAGTTTGGCGTGAAGTACGTACTGGAAGATCGTGTTAAGGATATAGCATTTCTGAAGCTGGACCTTCCTGCTGGAACGCGCATTCAGTACATGGAGCTTTCGCCGTTTGTCCGCCCGGTTGTGGGGGAGGCAGTATTTATGATTGGGTCCCCTCACGGATTTGGTAACTTCAATACAGTTAGCGTGGGAATTGTTTCGGCCCTTGGCCGCAACCTAAAGGACCGTGAAGGGTGGAACTCTGTTGCTAAGTATAACTGGATGGACATGATACAGAGCACCTCTCCAGCGTTTTCTGGCAATTCCGGCGGGCCGGTGTTCAATATGCGGGGAGAGGTGCTTGGATCACTGGTAGCCGGGGAGGACGCCACACTGAACTTCTCCATTCCTGTGTGGCAGTTTGCGAGCCTTGTTGCCGTGGCAGATAGAATGTTCACTGAATGCGATTTACGAGTCGTTACTCCCTGTGATAAGACAACCTTTACCCCTGAGGCCGAAGACCTTTATAACCTGTGGGGCACACTTTGGTAGGAGAAGGTGCGTGGAAGACGTTGTTGCAAAATTCAGAGACTTGACCGACACCGACATCAAGAACATGACGGCGGAAGAGCTTGGTTTTTGGCATGCTGAGTTGATGGAGTGGCAGCGAGTCGAAGGTATGAGGGTGGCCCTGCTTGGGCTGCATGACAAACTGGCTTATACGCCGAAGCTGACGGTGCTCTAATGCCTACTTATGTCTATCATTGTCCAACGTGTGGTGACTTTGAGTTGGTGCAGCGAATGAGTGAATCTGCTGACTCCACTCGATGTTCCTGTGGTTCGGAAGCGCGGCGCAATCGGCAGGCCGAGATGGCATCAGGCACCCTGGATTGTATGCACCGCGAGTATGATATTTATGGTGAGCATGGAACGCGGCTCTATCCTGCGTCGTACCTGCCTAACCAGGCCGCGAAAGCGCATCGAGAGCATCCTGGAACTGATTTCAAAGAGCACAATGGCGCGCTTCTGCCAGTGATAAAAGATCGTGCTCATAAACTGAGATATCTCAAAGAACACGGATTTGTGGAATACTAACAGGAGAAGGAAATGCCCGAAGAGACTACTACTACCGTTACTCCAGTCGTGGAGGGAAATCAAAATGCTGTCCCGGCGACGATTGCAGAAGCCAAGACCGATGTTGACGCCATCAATTGGATCGGAGGCCAACTTGCCCAGGCTGACGCTGCGGAAGCGGCACAGGCCAGAGAAACCCCCGCAGCCGATGCTACCGCCGACGAAGTAGTCGAGGGGCCTGAGTTTCCGAAGGAGTTTGTTGATCTGGCGTCGTCTCTTGGTATGTCCGAGGAGCAAATCCAGAGCACCTTCTCTGGGATGTCCGATGCGGAACTCAAAGAGCTTTCGGCAATGATGGCTGAGGAAGAGACGCCCGATATTCAGCCTGAGGTCAAACCTGAGGTGAAGGCTGAGGAGAAGAAAACACCCGATAACGATTTGGCTGCTATTCGCGAGGAGATCACCAAGGAAGTCTTGGCGAAGCTGTCTCCCCAGTTTGCCGAAGTTGAAGGAATGAAGCAAGAAATGCGTCGCCGCTCCGCCGAACGCGCGTTGAAGACGGCAAATGACGCTTTCGATAAGGCCAGCGCGGAATTTCCGGTATTTGGTGAGACGAAGGATTTGCCGGTATTCCCCGCTGGACCGATGAAGGGCCGCGTTGTGCCCGCTGGCCCGGCGTACAAGGCGAGAGCCGAAGTATTCGAGATTGCAAATGCTCTGGTAAAAGCAGGACGCTCATTGGATGACGCGATGATTGACGCCATTGCTTGGTATCGGGGCAGGCACGGCCAGCAGCAGGTCCAGCGAAACCTCATCAAATCGCTGCAAGACAAAGAGACCCAACTGTCTGGAATGCGCACGGGCAAGGAAGTGAAAAAGACCTTCTCGGACAAACGCGAAGAAGGCATCGATTTCGTTCGGAGCCTGATGCAGAGTAAAGGAGCGTAACGAACCGAAACCAAAGGAGTGAACAATGCCTACTTTTGAGCAAAACTTGGATATCTTCCGCGCGACGTTGGAATACCTCTCGCGGACCGACCCTATTGTGGAGTACGCCTATCGAACCTACGCCGACCTGAACATCCTGTGGCGAGCCAAGCAGATTACCGGCGACACGCTGAAAGGCTTCCTTGCCAGCGGTACGGTTGGTAATGCCCGCACGGTTAATGTTCATGCGGCTGATAACCTGAACCGCAAGAACATCACGAAGGAGTTCTGGATTCCTCCGTTCCGACATATTGTTGGTGGCATGACCTACAACAAGGTTGAGATGTCGGCGAACAACGGCCCGGAGCGTCGGTTTGACCTTGC